TAAATTGTATATTCATAATTTTGATTTTCTCCATAATTTTATGAGAAGTTTTAATTCAGCAATTCTTTTTCTTGCTGCTGCAATCTTTTCGGCTGTTGTCATAAATTAAAAAGGGGCAAAATGCCCCCATAACTTAGGCAGGGATCGCCTCAAAGTCTCTACTTCTTACTGGTAATGTGAAATTATCAACATTAATCTCAATCGCTGCTCCAGTACTTCCATCCCTTCTTTCAAAGGTTTTTAACTTGCCACGACCAACAACAGTAATTTGATTACCTTTTTTTACATAGTTAGCAATCACATCACCACGTTTGCCCCATACAGCACAATCAAATTGTGTCGTAGTATCTTGATCACTTGTAAATAAGGTAAAACTGGTTACTTTTGTTCCTTTTGCAGTTTCTTTTTGTACTGGATCTGAGGCTAGATTCCCAACGGCTGTTACGTTTAACATAATAATTTTTTTTTAAATAGGGTTGTTAGATTTGTTCTGCCAGTCCTCAATATCTTCTCGGTTGTATCGAATAGTATTGTTTAAAATGACAGTCCATTTAGGGCCACTAGGATGACCCCTGCGTGTTTTGGTTCTCCAAAGTCGCACAGTTTGAGGCTTAACGCCAAGCTCTTCAGCTAATTGATCTGAGGTTATAAGTTCATTGCTCATGAATCCTCCTTCTCTAAAATAAGAGTTAATAAATCATCTCTTTGATTTTCACTAATAGCTTTAGATTCGTATCGTTTTGA